AAATTTTCCATTTTACTAAATTCAATAGCAGCAGCAGCTTTAATATCTGCGTTCTCAATGTTTGTAATACTGTTACCTGTGCCGTCAGCGTCAAAAGTTTTATTTGTAAATGTAGTTGTGCTTGAAGCGGTAACACCTGAAATTTGTGTGGCAATATATGCCTTAATAGATTGTTGAGAAGCAACAGCAGTTGCTGAATCTGAAGCAAAGTTATCTTCATCTAAAAAGCCTGTACCACTCAACGCACCATTTAAAACTGGTGCTGTTAATGTTTTATTTGTTAATGTTTGTGAACCTGTTAATGTAGCAACTGTGGCGTCAATAGCAAAAGATACTCTGTCTGTATTAACACCTGTTGTTGTAATACCTGTACCACCAGCTAAAGTTAACGTATTACCTGAAACTATTGATTGATTATCACCACCATCACCTGCGACTGTAAACCCACCTGCGTCTCCTGGCTCAAATTGACCTGAAGATGAGTTATAAATTAAAGTTTGACCGTTAGATACACCTGATATTGTAAATGCGATAGTAGAACCATCACCAAAAGCACTGTAAATTTCATTAAAGTTGTCGTTAATTAGATCACCACCAGCTCGTAACGTTGTACCCGTTCCGTCATTGGCAGTTGTTCCTATCTGAATTACTTGTCTACCCATTATCTTCCTCTAATTTTCTTACTGATAGTCTTTCGTCTGGTTGTAAAGGTGTTTTTAAGATTATATTATCGCCTTCAAAAGTAAAATCTTCACCTTGTTTTAAAATTTTATCATTTTTTAAAACAACCAACTTTATCATATTACTATTTATACTCATATTTATAACGTTGTCCTATTATCCAACATCAAAAGTCACGTTTGTTGAATCAAAGAATGTTTGGTTTTCATCAAAACTATCATCATGTAATAAACCAATCTCAGCTGGATGAGTAAAAGTGCTTTTTAATCTAAATGTAAAGTCACTTATTCTACTTGCTACGCCATTAACACTCGTATTACCTGTGCCAGCTAATCTTAATGCGTTGATACTACTTATATTTGTTCTATTACTAAAGTTTCCCCCTAGCATAAACTTACCTAAACTTAAAAATGTAGGACCTGCTACAGGAATACCAAATTTAGTAGAGTTTCCTCTGATTGCCACAGGAAATTGTTTGTATTCACCTAATTTTAATGTAATTCTTTGAGTTAATGTTCTGTCTCTAGTGTTTGTTGTAAAGTGTTCAGTTGTACTATCGTTTAAATCAGCGCCAACACCTAAGTTTTTATTTGCTCTCACGGATGTGCCATCTGTTTCTGTACCTAATCTACTACCTAATATAGTTGAGAATAGTGTATTAATTATAAGAGCAGGACCATCATAAGCAATACTAGAATTTAGACCTGTGATTGATCTAAGTTTTACGTCAACTCTGTTTACACTATCAACTTGACCTGTAAAGTAAAAACCAGCACCGTGCATTGTTTTCTTAAATGAGTCTCGCCAGTCATTAATTGATCTACCTACTTTAATTACATATGAAAAATCTTGGTAATATAAACTGTCATGTATTTTCATTGTTAATTCTGAAATATGACCATCTTCATTTAAATATGTACCGTCTGTATCAATAACTGTAGCAACTGTTGATGTACCTGTTGCTTGATCTAATATTTTTATTACTGCCGTAGCACCTGAAGTGCTACCTGTAATTGTAGTCTCAGTATCAAAAGTACCTGTAGCACCTGAGAGTGATATTAAGTTTGTGTCTGTATCTAAAGATTTAAATGTTGCTTCAATAGCAGTTGATGATGAGTCAATACCTGTTACAGTTTCGTCTAATGTAAATGTGCCTGATACATCTGCTACAATAGCTTTTGTTAAAAATGAAAATGTAGGTGGTGAAGGAGATAAATGATAATTTATACCTGGGTCAATTCTTTTTACACTTTGAACTCTACCTATTTCACTACCAAAAGCAAATATACTAGCATCTGAACCACCACTATCAGTTGAAACTGCCACAGTAGGAAGTGAAGTATAATTAGAACCTTGATTAATAATTCTTATGTCAGTTATATCTTCGTTACCTGTACCTGACTCTTGTACAATTTTATTACCTGTGTATGGATCGCCTCTTTGTGTTTCATCTTCTAATACAATATGATCGTCAACTGTTGATGTTGATTCTTCTTGTGTAAAACCACCGTTTACAACTGAAACTTTTGCCTGAGCAGAACCACCACCTGCTGTAGTGTTTGTAAAATTAATATCATCACCTATAGCATAACCTGAACCAGCAGCGTCAATAACAAATTGAGTAATACCACCTGAACCTACATCATTAACTTGAATAGAAGCACTTTCACCACCACCTGTAACAGTAATTACATCACCTGTTGAATATAAAGAACCGTCATTTGTGACTGTTGAAGTTGATGGTATAGCACTAACAGTTGCTTTAATAAATTCTGTTGATGAATCTGTTTGTGTGCCTCTTATAGTTTCGTTTGCTGTAAAAGTACCTGATATAGTATCTTCATTTAAAATTAATTCTGATACTTCGTTATCACCTAATTGAAACTTAAAAACGTTTTCTACAATAGCAGTTGCGTCTGAAGATTCACCTGTAATTGTTCTACCTATTAAATTTTCTGTTGAACCAGTTGTAGCAATACATCTTAATATTTTTTTAGTGTTAAATTTACCATCTGAGGCTCTGAATATTTGCTCTTTAGGATAAATTGTTTCAGAGTTTAAACCAAATAATATCTTAAAAAATACTTCATGTCCTCTTGCCGTACCTTTTGATCTATATAATGATTTAATATTTTTAATTAATTTTCTTTTATCTATTTCAGAGTAATTAGTTTCAGGTAAAGTATTTAAAAATTCATTTCTAAATTTAGTTAAGAAATTAGAAATAACTTTATCAGGATCTCTAAACTCTAAAAGTTGTTGAATAGTTTGAACAGGATTAGGTTTGTAACCGTTTATTGTAGCACTTGCTTCAGACGTGTTACCAGTAATTACTTCACCATCTTTAAATTTATTTTGTGATGAAATATATAATTTACCATTACTTAAATCTTCAGTTAAAACTGTAGCAGTGGCATTTGAAGTAGCACCTGTAATAGTTTCTCCTCTTTGAAATTTACCATAAGAAGAAGTTTCTAAAAGAACTTTATCGCCTGCGTCTTCTTGTGTTTTTTGTGAAGTTAATTTTGAAGCGTCAAGTAGTAATTCATTTTCTTGTGTAGTTTCAGTTTCTAATAAAATACCATCTGTTGTTTGTACACTTGTTACCGACAATTCTGCCGCTTCCATAAAAGTGTAATACTGTTTTACAAATTCTAAAAATTTAGGATGTTGCTCTAAAACAAAGTCAGGTGCCTGACTGTTTATCAGATTTGATATTAAATCAGTAAACTTTGCCATTTTTAATAACTACTTGTTGTTGTATAACCTACACCTGCGCTAGCAGAACCTCCGACAAAAGTATCTGCTTCTACCGTAATTGATGAGTTAGCTGTATCTATGCTTAATATTTGATCTCTTACAGGAACAATATCATTTGAAGCAGGCTCAACAGTAATTTCTATAACAGACGAAGCAGCCCCTCTAATATTTTCTATTGACGAAACATTTAAAGAGTTTATTGTAATTTGACCTGTTGAATAATTTACTGTGCCTTGTGTGTTGTTAGCATATGTTCTAACTGTACCTACAAAATAATATCTTCTAATATTACCTTCACCATCGTCATCTAAGTAGAAAACGTTTGTTGTATCTCCATCAATTTTAAAACCTGAAGATGATATGACACCTCCTGCTGAAGCTTTATGTCCTGAGTGTGGATTAAAAATACCATTTCTAAAGTAAACATCATATCTTGTAGATGAACTTAAAGTAGGTGTGAAAGATTTTCTAACTTTTATAGTTGTTATATTTGATAAGATTGATGAGTCTGTATCATCAATTTGTTTAACAACTTTTGAATGTCTAAAAACACTATCAAATTTTTGTAGTGTAGTTGAATTATAATTTGTTAATGTATTAATAATATTTGATCTAATAGTATCAGCATTTTTTGTTGTTGCTTTTTCATCAAACTTAGCAGTTGTTGTTAAAATAATATCAGTTGTTTCAGGATCAACAATTACAGGTGTAACTGAAGCAACATTATATTTTTTAAGTTGTGTTACTAAATCATTTTTAGTTTGTGTTGTTAAAGTAGAACCTGAAGCAGCCTTGATAGCAATTTTTACAGTACCGTAAACAGGTGTTTCATCATCTTCACCACCCCAAGCAGAAACAGCTTGTGCGTTAGGATATAATTCTGTTACTAAAGTTTCATAGTCGCTTGTTGTAACTGCTCTATCTTGCCTTGAATATTGTAAAGGTGCGTTAAATCTAATTGACTCTTTTGTTTGAGGATCAGAACCACCTTGTGAATTAGAATTTGTTGTAATTGTAACATCTGAAAACCCACCTATATTACCTGATAATGTAAATGATGAGGCACCGTTTGAAGCCTCTTTATTAGTTACAATATATTCTAAGATTACGATATTACCATCTTCAACTTTTTTACCTAATACACCGTCACCAAAATAAACTTCAAATCTACCATCTTCACTTTCTTGTAAAAAATAAACTTTTGATGTTGAGTCAATAGAAGTTAAGCCTGTAGTTTTTGTATATGTGTTTGTAGTAGTATCACTACTTGAAGTTTGAACTTGAACTTTTAAAGTTGTCATATCTGCTAACGGACTAGGTATTGTAAATTTTTGGTCAGGATCAGCAGTATCAACTGTATACCTAAAACTAACTAAAGTGCCCTCGTAAACATTAACATTAGCAAAATTATAAACACCGTCTGTAGGTGTTATTGTTACTTCGGCATTTGTAATATATTGATAAGTAACATCATCAACTGTTGTTTCAAATGCTGTGCCTTTTGCCATAGTGATAGATGACGTATCAGACGAAACATTATTTACTCTAATTGAAATATCAGCAACAGGTGCCTTTGCCGAAGTAGGTGTGTAACCTAACATCTTAGCAATTGACACTATATTTTTTCTTATGTCTGCTGAATCTAAATACATTTCGTTTGCTAACATATTAGCATTGACACCTAGATAGTGTGTATTGTATGCTAACAAATCTAAAAGAACAGAGAAACCTGATCCCTCAAAATTGTAGTCTGAAAATTCTGGTTGATTTTGTAAAAATGTTTTTAAGTTAGATTTTATATTATCAAAATCTAAATCTGAGACTGTTAATTTATTACTTGCCATTTTATCTTAATCTTTCTAAAAAAGTTTCTACTGTTACAGGATCAGGATGACCTACAACATAAAAACTAATTCTTAAATTGTATGCGTTTCTATCAATATCAGGACGAGCAAGTATTTGTTGTACTCTTACTCTAGGTTCAAAATTTTTTAATACTTCACCTACATGTCTTTGTAAATTTAAAGCAGTTAATGGTGTAACTGGTTCAAATAACATAGCACGAACATTACAACCTAATTCAGGATGAAACGGTCTGTCAAAGTGATTAGTTTGTACTAAATTTCTAACACTTCTTTTTACTGCTTCAACATCTGTCAATTTATTTACATCATTAGATACTACATTACGACCAAAGTCTAAATCTATATCTTTATAGATTCTTTGGGCTCTTTTAGAGTTATTAGTATTTGTAGCGTCATAACTTGGCATAACGTTAATATTTATACTGGTTATCCTGCGTTTACGTTAGAACTTCCACTTGTCATAGCACCTGCGTCTGCTGAATCACCTACTCTTGCTACAGCAATACCATGTACTCTTACTGTTGATGAACCTGCGTTTACATTTGCTACATGTGGGGCGCAAGGAGGGTTAGGTGGAAAAGGGTGTGATACAGTAGGATCACCTACTCTAGCAATTAATATACTATTTGCTCTAACAGTTGATTGCCCAGGCGTAGCAAGTGTAGTAGTACCTACACATATGTGTCCTGTACTTAAACTATCGCCTTGACGACTGACTGCTGGCATTATTTACCTTGTTTGTTGTAAATTTTAAACGATCTTTTTCTACTTTTATTCATAGAACTTCGTTTTACGTTTTTTCTATTACCTTGTGATGTCTTTTTAGGCACGCTTACATGTGCCACATACGTTTTACTTAATTTAGCCATTATCTATCTAACTTTTTCTTTCTGCCAATAGGTAATTTTATTGAACTTACAATTTTTTTACCTTTTTTACTAATATATTCAAAACCTATAAGTTGATTTTTAAAATTATCTTGTATTGACTTAACTGCTTTCTTAAAACTAGTTGTTTCTTTCTCTTCTTCTTGTCCTTTATCATTCCAAAACTTAAATATTCTCATTTTTGCCATAATTTTATGCTCCATTAAATGCTTCAATGTCTAAACTATCATATTCAGGATCACCTGGACCAAAAAAGTCGTCATTTTCACAACG